TTCGAGTTCTTTATACCCAGATTGCAACTCCTTTGCTTTAGTTTGAGCGTCAGTAATTCTATTTAAGCGAAATGATTCTTCTATATCCTGAGTACAGGTAGGGCAAACCTTATTTTCTGTGAAAAACTTGTGTTCCTTAGTAATCGTTGATACTTTATTAGATATTTTACCCTTTAAATTGTTAAGAGACTTTAACTTTTTGTTAGCTCCTGTAACCTTTTCTTGTTCTTTTGTAAGATCAAAAACTTGATCTTGTATGAACTGATTTTCCTCTGCATGATTCTCTGCATCAGTAATTAACTTATCAATTTTTTCTTTCTTACCTTTAATATTTTCCTTTCCACGATTATCTAATTCTTGAATAAACTTCTCTTGCATCTCAAGTTTATCCTTGACATTATCCTTTTTTAAATCTAAAACTTGTATTTCTTCTTTCTGTTTTCTTATCTTGTCTTTTATAATTGAGTTCATTGCAGAGAAGATACGAATATCTAGTAAATCTTCAATCACCTCTCTACGGTTTGTTCCTGATAGTTGCATAAAAGGGACAAATGCACTGCTACCTAAAATTACAATTTGAGTGAATGATTTATAATTTACCTTAAGTATATTCTCTTCTAATATCTTCTGCATCGCACGGTCATCTGCCTGTTTATGCATCTTTTGTCCATCTACTTCAATTTCAAATAGATTAGGTTTCATACATCTACGAACAAGATATTGTCTACCGTTAATATCAAACTCTACTTCAACTTTTGTATCTTTCTCATTTGTAGCATTAACAAGTTGAGATTTGTTTATCTTACGAAATGGTTTGTTGAATAAACTAAAGGTAAGAGCATCTAACACAGTTGATTTACCTGTGCCATTTGTTCCTACTATTAAATTTGTTCCGTTTTTAGTAAAGTCAATTTCTGAAATATGATCTCCCGTTGAGAGAAAATTCTTCCATCTAATCTTTTGAAATGTTATCATTCTTTGGTGGAATCACAATATCGTTAGGGGTAATCACTGCATACTTATAATTATACATCTTACACGTACGAATGGCAAGTGCATCATCAATTTCTATGACATCTAACTTTCTCTGTTCATTTTCATCTAACATCATTGCATATCTTTCAGCATCATCTGATTCTTCAAACATAAAAAGAACTTTTTCACCATAACGATTTAACACAGCATATGCTCCGTCATCCTGTCTCTCTTTTAATGTAAGAAGATACATTAGTCTACCTCACAAGCTTCGGTGTATATTTGCTGTAGAATTCCTTTAATAAGAGTTTTATCTCCTTCAAACTCAGATTCATCAATATAACGATTCAAGATGCCAATTGTATTTTCAGTTTCCTCTACTTCAAAGTCTGCACTCTCTTGAAGAACAAAGTTCTCAATAATTTTTAGATCTTGAATACCACAGTTGTATAATTTATCTATAAATTTTTCAAACTGTTTCTGGTCGGTTTTCCGTTTTACAATTATTTTTACTATCTTATTCTTGTATTCTCGAAAATCAAATAACTTATAATTTAGATCTTCATAGTAGATATTATAAAATAATCGATATGGATTATTGATAGGTGTATGTTTCACTGTTTCTGTATCAAAGAGATGAAAACCTCTTTTGTCATTCACATCATTCCAGAACATCTCATAAGGATTTCCAAGATAGTATATCTTACCGTTGTTAGATCTAGTATGATAATGTCCTGTATAAACACGATCAAACTTATCAAATATCTTCGTATCCATACCATGTTCCATCATATGCCCACGAGTTGCCACAAAACCATTCAACTCTAAATGACCCATCACAACTTTAGAATCTGATCTCTTAATCGCTTCTAATGTATCTTGACGATTCTCTTCATTAATCCAAGGTAAAAATAAAATATCTAATCCACCCACAGTCACTTCTGTTGGTTTTGCGTAGACTTCAATATTATTATATTCCTTGAGTAAAAGATCAACTGTATTGACAGAGTTTGTATCTTTATAGTATGCAGTATGATTTCCAACAATAATATGAACCTTGATACCCATTGCTTGGAGTTTATCAAAGTAAATTTTCTTTGACCATTGAAGTGATGCTAAATCAATATTCCTTCGATTATCAAAGGTATCACCCATATCAATGATAGTATCAATCTTATTTTCTTTGAGATATGGAAAGAAGATATCATCATAAAATTTTTGAAAATAATTATTAATATAGGCAGCACCTTTTCTGGCACCGAAATGCTGGTCTGTAATAATTACGATGTTCATCTATTGGAAGACTTATATTGAATATTATCTTTAATTGTATTGTAATCTGAACTACTACCTGCTAATGCACCATCATCTACAGTCATTACTTCATCAAAACCACTCTTCTCAATAATCTTTGTTTTTATTTCCAATTGCTTCTTTTCCTTCTGTATGCGTCTTAGAAAGGCATAGTGTATAATCTGTGTAAAATATGCAAAAGGATTACGAGACTTCTCTGGATCGAAATTATGAATGTATTGTACGCAATTTTCAATTCCATCTGATATCATATCATCACGAAACATATAATTTACAAAGTTTGGTTTGTATGATAGATGTGTTGCAATCTTGAGAAAACACTCTCCAAGATAGTTTGTAATTCTTGGTTTTGGTTTACCTTGTTCTGCAGCAGCAGCAACTTTACCTCTATAAACGATTAGTGCTTCTAATAATTGCTTATTATTAACATAATGCTCAGATTTCTTTTTTACCATATCTCATATCTGAATGTATTCATAGTATAACATTTTTTATGGGACTTGACAATACCCTTAAAAACAGTTACAATCAACACTGTAAGGGTTGAAAGGTTAATTAGGCTTATCTTTATTACTCTTAAATATCTTTTCAAGGCTCTTGCGAGCATCTTCTACGGTTGCCAATAATCCCATTTTTGTATTTAAAGAAACTTTTCCATCCATTTCAATATCAATATCATCTTCATTTAAATATTTTTCATAGAAAGTTATCATTTTGTCATCAGATACTTCTGACATTGTAACTATTTTATCATACTTCATAAGAAAGAGATCTTCAGTAGGGAGTTCTAACCATGGACGAACTTTTACATACTGTCCAGCAGGAGAATATAACATCTTCATGATTACAGGATTTGAAAGCATAATGATAGGATCTCCATCATTTTCATCGACAGAGACAAGGGCAAAGATTTCTTCACCCGTAACTAATTTTAATACTGCGTGAAATTCATCACCCATTACGTCTTTCTCCAAATACCATGTCTTTAATAGTTGATTCTCGAATACCTAAATGTTCACAAATAAGTTTATCGATAGCAGCATAGGTATCATTTAAATTAATGTATGAACGACTTTTGACTGCTATTTCATCAATGTCACTTGTAGAAACGAGTGTGCCTTGAATAGACTTCTCAGCAAAATCACGATATCCACCCATTTTTGTAATTCGTTCTTCAACAAGTTTATTCAAGTTAATTGTTACTTTAATATCAGTATCCATTATTTTTTCAAGGGTATGTTAACGATGTCATAGTTGAAGTTTTCTTCATTATACACCTTGATTCTCTCGATGAGATGATTGAGTGTATAATTTCTTCGTGATTTGTAACTGATATCATCAGCAATATCATAAAGTGTTGCCTTTGTTTTGTTACTTCCTTTACGAAGAACACGACCTATTGACTGTAGGTTGCGGATACGAGACTTTGAGGGAGATGCAAAAATTATATTGTGTAAGTTCTTAATGTTAATCCCAGTGGAAAAAGTCCCGTACGAGGCAACGATAATCGCATTATCCTCATTTTCAGTGATTTCCCTGACTCTCTCCCTGTCCTCCGTGGCAACACCACCATGAACAAAAAACACATGACGATCAATAATACTATTACTATTTATTAGGTTGTATAACGGTTCTCCATGACCTTCAACTCTTGCAAAGAGTATAAGAGTATTACCTTTGAGATCTAATGCAAGATTACGAATAAAATTATTTCTACGTGAATGTGTGATAATATATTGTATTTCGTCTTCAAATGTTTCAAATTTATTTGGTGGGTGTTTTAATAGAAGCACATTAATATCTAATGTTGCAACATGACCTTTCTTCATGAGCTCATCGGTTTTAATAATTTTATATGACGGACCAAAAAGACCTTCTAATACCCACTTATGTGTTTGTGTACCATCAAGTGTTCCTGTAAAACCATAACGATACTTCGCATTTCCAAGTTTTGTCATAATGGATATCAATGACTTTGACTTAAATTGATGTGCTTCATCGCCAACCACCACGGAGAAACGATCAAAATACTTTCGAGGAAGTTTATAGATAGATTGCCAAGTTGTAATAATCACCTGTGCATCTGTGACTCTTTCTTTTCCTGCATATATCTTGTGACAATATGAACCCACATCCCAACCATAGTCCTCAAAGTCTTTATACATTTGTTCTACAAGGGAAGTCGTTGGAACAACAATCAGAGTATTTTGCTTTCTTTCAACAAAATATCGTACGATCCCGTATATCATCAGCGACTTTCCTGAAGCAGTTGGAGATATCAATAGTTTACGATTATATTTTAAGGCATCATATATTCCATCAACCTGATAATCTCTAGGTTTATACTTTGATATTGATGTCACATAATCCTTGACACCCTCTCTTGAGATGTGTGGATTTACCTCAAATGGTAAACCATAGTATTCATTCTTCTTAAATTCATATGTATAATCGTGATCTTTACAAAATTGTCTGATCTTATCTAACAATCCAACATATATCTGTCCATTCTGCACATTGAATAATCTTATCTTCCCATCCCAATACTTGCTTTTATAAGTTGGCATAAACTTCGCACCAGGTACCTCAAAAGTGAAGTAGTCTGCTAATTCATAATAAACGTGTATATCAGATTCGATATGAAGATGCACTTCATTCTTCTTTGATATCACCAAATTAGTCATAATCTCATACCAATATAAAGTATATAGTTACCTTCTGGGATCCTCAAAATCTATCCAGTAAATACAATCAACAGGACAGGTATCTATTGCTTCCTGAATCAATTCAGGACTATCACCATCTTGTCGAATGGCACGACTCTTACCTCTTTCTTCTGCAACGATAAAAGTATTTGATGCAACGTGAACACAATATTGACATCCAATACACTCTTCCTCATCTACCCAAACTGCCTTCTCACACAAATCTCCACCAAGACAAGGTTCATAACCTGTTATCTCGGTGTTATCAAATACCTCAAATGCAATACGAGGATCAATTTTTATTTTCCTTTAACTTAAAATCCTCTGTCACACCTACACCAGCTTGATAATTTTGAGGATTTTTCTTTGCAAGTTCTACTGACTTTAGACCACCGATAATGTCAGCACGATTAATAATAGATTTCATATTATATGCTATTAATTTGTCTTTGTATTTCTTTATTTCTTCTTTTTTTATAATCTATAATAGATTCATCTTTATATCTACCAGGTATAGATCCATCACCAGGATTTTCATACTTGGGTTTTGATTCTTTCCCTGCTGCAACAGGATTTTTTATACCTAAAAATTTAGGTCCAAGATAACCATCACCTTTTTTGCCAAGTAAACCTTCGCTAAATTGTTTAAAAGTTTTCATTATTCTCCTATTGTATCGTACCAGTCTTGACTCATTCCTGAGATAATCTTATCTGCTGATTCTTTATCTACAGCATACTTTTCATCAATCAAATGTTTCACGACTTTATCATACTTCTCGTGAATTAGTTTTGCTTCTCTTGGTGTAGGTTTCATTGTATTATTAATTCTACTCAGGTATTTATAATAACCAAGAAGTATTGAAGGTTGAATCTCCTACACCATATTCACCTATTGGAGATATATTGAATGCTAATGATCTTCTTGTTTTACTAGTTTTTTGAACATTAATCGCATGATGAAGATAACTTGGGAAAAATAATAAAAGTTTGGGTTGTGGTTTTATGAACCAAGTATGACTATTTAAAATTTCACAATCACATTCATTAGGAATAATCATATAATCCATTAATTGAGCTATCGGACTAAAAAATACTATTGAAGCACTACCCTCTGGATATTCATCTTGAAAATAATATAAACCACTATATAAAGTATTTTTATGAGTATGTGCATTAGCACCTTGCCCTTCAACAATATTTGTTATCCAAGAAGTTGCTATTACAAAATCATTATTATACTTAAGAACCTTTTTATTATATTCTTTAAATTTGTTAAATAAAATATTTTTAGTTTTTGGATATCTTTCCAATACTCTTTTATCTGCAGTTGATTTTCTATCTTTAAATTCACTATAACTGAATAACTCATCAGTATCCTCCTCGATTGTTGTCATTGCTAGAGGTGAAGAAAATAGTGGCAAAATTTCAAAACTTTTTTTCATTACCCAAACCCCGCCTGAAACTTATTCCATTCGATTGCATTTTTAATTTGATACGTGCGATTTGATACTGCACGAATTATTTCTTCTAAAAATTTAAGCATCACATCATAGTATTTAATTTTCATATCAATTTTATTCATTTTATCATCTGCATCTAAATGTCTTTGAATTGCATCTTTTTCACGAACTTTATAAGGAAAGGGTTCTTCTGCATAAACTTCTGCTGTTGCTTTTCCAGTATAATAATTATATCTTTCTAATCTAACTTTAGCATAACTTTCTCTTGCTTTCTCCCGCAACAAAGTGATCGTATTATAAAGTGTATAATACTTTGAGTGAAGTTGTGGTATTTTGAGTGATTCATCATGTAAATTATCAGGATCGATTTGGGAATCTTTCTCCCACATCTCCTGAATTTTTTCAAGATTCATTTAATACTGCTTGTCAAATTGTAGATGGTATACTTAAAAGTTGCCTCTGCTGTAAAGAACTGTACATCTGTATTTGTAGCATCAAAATCTAAGGATGTCAAGGATGTTGGAAATAAATCTGTGAATTTAACTTTTGCAACTTCACGATAATTACTATTCAGTATTCTTAAAGTTCCATCACAAAATGCTTCCTTATTATCTCTTTGCCCATCTTTATCAGTAGTAAGATCTTTATATTCTTGTGTGGTTTCTGGAAATCCTAAACCTTTTAACCAAGTATAAACAGAAATATAATTTTCCATATTCTCATCAACCAAGAACCTAAGTGTTAAATCTCCATAAGTTAATCTTTCACCTGGTACATCAATATTTTTTAAATATGAAGGTTGACGAGTAAGTTCGAGGTTCAACTCTGGTATTCTAGCAGAATTTGAGAAAAAGTCAACCTTTGGAAACTTTGCCAAGTTAAATTTAAAACCAACACCTGAGAGAAAATTTCGATTATCTATTTGCTTTGCGAATGCAGAGTTTGCCATTATTAGTTTTATTTTTATTTAGATAAAAAAAAGAGGG